ATTCGATTATTAACCCCTATAAAGTAAGTCCGTGGCTTCCTCTATCTTTGATCCAGAAATTATTGCAAAAAGAAAAGCTAATATGGTCCCCCGTGGAACTGCTCAACAAGTTCAACAACGTGCTCAACGCTTATACTCCCGTCAGCTAGAAGGTAAAACTACACGTTCACTAGTCCTAGAACACGCAAAAATTGAAGGAATATCCGAAGTAACAGCTTGGACTGATTGGAGAAAAGTTAAAGAATGGAATAAAGAAGATTGGGAAAAAGATAGAGAAAATCTTCTACCCAGACTTCAAGCAATGCGTATCCGCTTATTCAATAAAGCTGTTAAAAAAGGTCAATTCCAAACTGCTGCTCAAATTCTCGATAGTCTAGGTAAAGTTATAGGCGAATCTATAGAAACAGTACACATCCAGGCTCCAGAATTGTCCATAAAAGTAGAACCAAAAAATTAACCAATATATATTTAGGTTCCCCGTGTAATATATCCGTGCAAAAAATTTTGCAACTACTCCCCATAGCTACAAAATAATTTTAATTCTAAGCTATCTGTAAGCCTCTGTAATAGCTTTTATTTCATTACTAGCTTAATAGTAGGAGAATCATCATCAAACCTTGTTTTGTGGTTATCTGGATGTTCACACCATAGAGTTTCATATTTGTCTATTTCATATAGCCATTGTGAAGATGACATATTTTTGCTATTACCATTAAGATAATTTAGCTTAGTAATAATTTCTTGAATAGTCATTATGCAACCTCTGAACATATTGGAGTTAATGTAGTAGCATCTACACGTCTAACAGAATAAGCATAACTACCATATTCTAAACTTTTTTTGCTAGCTTTATTTCTAGCTCTTTTGATAGTTGAATAATAACCTATTGTTGTTTGTGGTTGTTTAGATATACCACCATTGAAGTAGACTTCGTATTTAAAATTTGTTGGAGTAGTCATTGGAAGGTTTGTTTAACTATTAATATAATACCATAAATAATATCATAT